AAACTCTATCTCAATTATTCCTACGCACTCGTCGTGTTGTGGCTCGTGATATGGCCCGCAACATTACAGACCAAATTATTGGCGACCTTGTCCGCTATAACTTTGGCAATGACGCTGCTATTCCTCAATTCGTATTCGGTCCACTTTCTGAGGCTAATGAGGACTCTGTATTGCAGGCGTTTTCCGCCATTACGCAGACAAGTCAAGCAGGACGGCTTCCGAAAGAGTTTATCGACCAACTTACACTTCGCGTTGCTACTATCCTCGAAATGGATCCAGGAAAAGTCAAAGAACAAATCGACTTGATGAATAAGGATATTGATGAGGCCGACCCGCGTTCAATGGTCGTGGGTACGGTACAAGGTGCTGTGCAAATGATGCAGGCAGCTAATCAGGCTAACGCTATGGCATCTCAGGGTGGAATTGGGCAACCGACCAATGATCCCTCTGTTCCACCAGCGCCAAAAGCCGGCGGCGGAGCAGGTAATCAGCAAGGCGTTAACAAGAATACCTTTAACAAGGGTAATGCACCCGCAGCAAAGGGTTCCATGTCCGTAACTCGTGGGGGCGCTAATGGTACAAAGAGCGTCTACTCAAAGTGACAGCCTCCAAATTGATTTATATGACGACTCTTCTCTTAACAGAAGTCCCGGCGTCAATTGGGTCGAAGCAAGAGGAGGTTTACCGCCGAATGTACGTGCACGTGCCCGTGCAATTAAGCGAAAGAATCCCTCCTGGTCACTTTCTCGTTGTATCGCAACTGCAATCAACGCCAATAAGTATAGCGAATCTGCGGATGACGTATTCTGGCCCGGCAAACAGCGCCAACGTAGACATAAACGAGCTGGACACATCAAAGCAAACCGTCAGTGGTCAGCTTTAAAGGGTAAGAAGGTTAATATGGCCATTCCAGTTAAAAGCAAGGACCCTAAGGAACTTGCTAAGAAGGAGAAAGACCCTAAGAAGCGTGCAAAGCTCCTTGCAGCGCTGAAAAAGAAGAGTGGCAAGCAAAATGTAGTTCAGCCTGCCGGTGGTCGTAAGGCGCCAAAGGTTGACAGCAGCCAAATGGGCGCTAAAGGGACTAAGTCTACCAAGAAAAAGACTGCACCCCTGAATATGGCCAAGGAAAAGCCTAAGACTGGCAAGATGGGTGCTGCGTCGGATGGCAATAGGTCAAGTGGCTCTCTTGCTAAGACAATTGCTGCGTACAAGAAGAAGAAAAAGAGTATGTCTTCTGCGCAGAGGAAAAAGGTAGAAGCCCGCATTAAGTCCTCGCAGCAGCAACTTGGCAAGAAGGTTGGATTATCCGCTGGTCATTCTGCTACTGTAGACCTAGCTGGTCTTACTAAACGTCCTTCTACACTTGGACACACCGGCAAAACCGCTAGCCAACCAAGACAGTACGGTGGCAAGTTCGGAAATAAGGCTGGTTCTGGCCCAAAAGGGTCTAGCGGAACAGGCTCAGGTTCCGCGTCAACAACTAAAGTTGAGCCAGTAACACCAGCACAAATCTCAGCAGCCATATCGAAGCTTGCAATTGGCCAATCTATAACACTACCCGGTGGTAACGGTAAAGTTAAGCGGCTAGACAATGGCTACCAAGTAGTCAAAATGGATGGGTCGTTTAACAAAGTGTTTCAAGGCCAATCACAAGCGGTATTAGCTGCAAATCGCTTAATCGGTGGCCGTCGTGCGCGTGACGTTAAGGCACAAAAGCAGGGCGGTACTACAGCCGCAGGAAAGGCGACCGTATGACAGTCATTAATATGCCTGTTGATTACACGGATGCCGAGTATATCGAGCTGGCAGATGAGGAAGGCTACTTCTGGAAGCAGCTTATTCCTATGAATTACTCCCTTGACTACAAGGGACGTAAGCTAAAGTTCGATGAAACGTATCTGCGTAACATTAAGAAGGCATTTGAAGAGAATGCTCTCGGTCAACAGACTGCATTCCAGCTAGCTAATGACGATAATGAGCACGATACAGCCGAAGATAGAGCTGCGGGCCGGCATTTTGACCCAAAGCGCTACAACGGTGAGGTTTCTAGGCTAGCAATTAACAATCGTGGCCTTTTTGGCCGCTTTAAGTTAACAAAAGAAGGCACGAAGCTAATTGATGATAACAAAAAGCTTGGTGTTAGCGTATCTCTCCGCGAAAACTACCCTTCACACAACGGCCAGACATATCCGGTAGTTATGCGTCACGTTTTAGGGACTTTAGACCCTAAGATCCGCAATATGGACGCATGGCAGAAGGAAGTTATCGCGCTTACCAATGATAAAGATGAAGAGGTGATTGATTTGACTACAGCTGCACAACCAGCCGATACCGATACTCCTCCCGGCGACGGTGAGAATGTTTCGGTGAGCAAGGCTGAATACGAGCGCATGCAGTCTGAGTTAAAGGAATACAAGGACGCTGAGTCTCAGATTGAGTCTTGGCTAGAGGAAGAGGACGACAACGAGTCTGACGAGACCTCACTCTCGAATCAGCCTCAGGTCGATCCTCAGATTATTGCTCTTTCCAACAAGGTTGCTAAGAGCGAATGGAATGCAGAGCGCGCGAATTTAATGCGGGCTGGTGTCCCTGGCGCAATGCTCGACCTCGCTACGCCGGTAATGGAAGATGGCTACGGGGCATACGACATTGAGCTATCTAACAACGAGACCGTAGACTCAAAGGACCTTATTCGTAAGATCCTGAATGAGGCTAAGGGTTATGTAGACCTCGCCGAAGAGCAAGGCCACTCACTATCGAAGGAAGAGCGCGACGCGGAAACGAATGCTTATAACGACTTCGAAAAGTCCTTCATGAATGACCTATTCTAAGGAGGTGTGAAGTGGCTTCTCTTACAGAGCGTTACACTGGCTACAAGCCGTTAACTTACGAAGTTTCAGTTGCGGTTGTCGGCGGTCAGTTTCTAATTTATGACACGGCAAATGCTGGTAAGGTAAAGGTTGCTGGCGCTCACGCGACCAACAGCCTTGGTATGGCAAAGTACGATGCGGCTCCGGGTGTTGAATTCGGTGCTACCAGCGTCGCTTACTACAATGTGCCAATTAACTCCCCAACTCCGCGACTCGTTGCCACCTGCCACATGGGTGTTTATGACGTAGTCAATGCTGGTGACGCAACTCTTAACCCGGGCGACCCGGTTGAGATTGCCACCGCAGATGGTAAGCCGGGTAAGACTGCTACCGGCATGGTTGGTGGACTAGCTGTAGTTGGTTACTGCATTGGCTTAGTCGCTAATGGCGCATACTCAACTAAACCAGTACCGGCCGGATCCGTTATGCGTCTACGGCTAGGGAGGGTCTAACCAATGGCACCAGTTCCGTGGCCTAATGTTTCAACTGGTACAGGCCCGTCGTACACACTAGACCAGTTCCGTAAGAACCCCTCGTGGATTCAGCAGATTGCTTATAAGCTAGCTGAAAACACCTTTATCGCTGACTTCCTTCTCCGCAAGGGTCCTCCGGCTACCGGTGGGGCAATTGCATTTAAGGAAGCCGAGCCGCTTTTCGCCACTTTACAGCCCGATGTAATTGCTGAATACGGCGAGATTCCTTCGACCGACTTCACCACGGGTGGCTATGTCACTCGCGCAACCACCAAGCGTGGTTTTGGTGTTCGGATGTCGCAGGAAATGCTAGACCGCAATGACACTGCTACTTTTGCGCGTAACACGCAGAAGGCAGTTAACACAATGCGGCTAGGGTGGGACCGACTCTTCTTCAACGAGTTTAAGAACCACCCCGGTATCCCAACAATGGCTTCTTCTACCGCAACTGCCGCTGGTGGTTGGATGGATGCCACTACCGGCATCCGTAAGGACGTTGCAAACGCCCTTTACGAAATCCAGTCTGCTCACGGTCCTAACTCGGTGGATGAGCGTTGGGAATACACTCCGGATACTTTAGTTCTACACCCGGCTACTGTTTCCGCGTGGATCGATAACGAGGAAATCAACAAGGTCTTCATGTCCTCGCCTGAGGTCACTGAGGCACCGCGTTACAAGTTCGTTTTCCCCAAGAAGTTCTTTGGTCTCACCATCGTTACCTCTTTCGAAATGCCAGTTAACGAAGATGGCGAGCCCTCGGCCGCTCTAATCCTCCAGAAGAACGAAACTGGCTTCATTTCGGACGAGCGTCCATTCCGTGTTACGCCAATGTACGAGGACAAAGACACTGAGTCTTGGCGTTCCAACATGACCCGGATTTCGACAATGGGTATTGATAACCCGCTGTCTGCTATCTGGATCACCGGTATTGACGGGACGTGATCTTAAATGGCTGATGAGCAGAACAAGGGTCGGACTGAGAGCGTCAATACTCCTAAGGCTAATCAGGAGCAGACGAATCGGAGTTCTGACACTCTCGTTCACGTAGAGCTAATTGGTAAAGCGTGGATGGAACCACGGGGCGACGGCTCGTTTAAGCGTTGGCACCAGGGTGACAAGCTTGATATCCCACAGTCGCTTTACGACAAGCTCGGTGACGGTAACCACTTCAAGCCATCATTCCGTAAGGTAGAAAAGGAAGCATAATGGCTTACACCACCCCGGATTTAGTCCGGCAAACCCTTACGGGCGAGGATGATGAAGAGGGTGGTACTGCTGCAACTTTATCCGACGACCAAATTAATTATGAAATTAACGGGGCCCGCGCTGACGTTGATGCGGCATTAAGGGAAACCTACTTACTGCCGTTTGACTCCCCCGACGACAGTGCGGTACCCCTTCTTATCAAACAAATTACTACCGATATTGCTTGCTACGGCGCCGATCTTAACTACCGTAAAGGCCGCGAATACGATAATCAGAATATGCCGGTGCCGCTGCGTTACCAGAGAGCTACTCAGCTTCTAGAGAATCTGCGTACAGGCACAATCACCTTAGATTGGCCGCGCTCGAATGTTGATAGCAGCGGTGCCGGTGTAGTCCACATGTATTCGCCGCAATTAATGTGGTTCGAAGATATCTTTGCCACGAGGCGTGAATGGTAGACTCATTCAATGAGCGCATTACCTACTTAATGAATGCGGTAGGTGATGGGACCTTATCGATGGGTACTATCGTCCAACAGCCTTATGCCGGCGCCGAACATAACCGCTTATACTACAAACACCCTAAGGGTGGTACAGCTAAATGGCTCGAAGGCACGTTAGTAGTAGCGCGTCAAGAGTACATGATGATCCTAGCATTATCGGCTGTAACGCCTAATGGGTCTGAACTAAAGCCTGCTGCCATCCGTATTAGCGAAATGATGGCGGGAATCACCAAGCGATACGCACCAATTATGACTGGATTGCTTCGGGATTCCGCAGACTCATACGTTTACGACGCAGGCGCAGTTATCTATTATCGTGACCAAACAGGTCCTTATAATTACGATAAGGACGGATAATGCGCCTTACCACGCCGGTATTACGCGACTGGATCAAACCTCAGGTATCAACAATCACGGGTCTCTCTAGAGTTTATGTAACTGAGGGCCGTGTTACAGATATGCCAGATCGCCAAATATCGCTAATGCGTGTAGGTGCAATTCGCGTACTTTACGAAGGCGCGTTTGAAGAGGTTAACTTTAGGTTCGAATACCGTGGGAAATCGAATTCACTCGAAGATGCCGAAAATATCGCTATCTCGATGGATTCATTTCTTTGGGGCCGTAACAACTTTGAAATTGACGATGTGTGGGTAACCTCCATCAGTTACGGCTCCGGTTTGCGGCAATTACCCTCTAGCGATAATAACTCTAGATACTCTTTTACCGCTGATTATAAATTCCTTGCTTCAAGAGAGGGTTAAAGTGTCTGAACCGACAAATACCCCTGCGGCGCCATCTCCGGTTGCAAAGCCAGCAGCTCCGGCCGCGTCAAAGGAAAACAAGGTCCTAAAGACCACTTGGCAGTGTGGCGAATTCCGTGACCCTGACAGTGGACTAACAATTACTCCGCATGGCGTTCTCAATGAGGAGGGTGAAGTTTACTCTCCGAATGCCGAGGAAGTTAAAGCACTAAAGGATAAGGCGCGTGCGTCCCGTATTCGTCTAGTCGAGGAAGGGGATGACAACTAATGGCGCTAACTCCATCGTATGACCGGCGGAATGTACTTACCGGTCTGGCAGCTATGTACCTAAAGACCGTAGATCCGGAAGAGCCGGCCGATCTACCTGAAAACACATTAGCACTTGGTGATGCATGGCCTGACCCGTGGTCGCCTCCCGGTGCAACTACTGAGGGTTTAACGTTCGGCTTTAGCCGTGACGCTAACGACATCACCATTGAAGAGCAGCCTTCTCCGGTTGACACTCGTACTAATTCGCTAGAGTTTACAATGGATTGTACTCTATCTGAGGACACCATTGAGACAATGCGTATCGCCTACGGTGGTGGTGTAGTTACTACTACTGCCGCTGGCGCTGGCACTTATGGTTATCAGGACCTGGTTATCTCGGACGAAATGGAGGACTTCGCGTTCGGCTTTGAGGGTGAAAACCAGTTTGGTCGCCCCCGTCGCGTAGTTGTTCCAGTTGTTAAGTCCGTTGGTGATATCCAGACTGCTTACCGGCGTGCTGATTCGCAGCGTTCTTACGAGGTTAGCTTTAAGTCTCTAGTTGCTCTTAAAGATGTAAAGATCCGCAACATTACCGCAGCTCCCACCACCTAATAGGAAAGTAGGTCAATCATGGGATTCGATGCTTCAAAGCCCGGTATTCCGAAACTGGAATACGACTTCCGACCGTACGTCAATGCCTCTGGCGTTACTCCGGAACCATCAGAGGATATGGTCTACGATTTCCAGTTTGCGGTACGTGATGCCGCAAAGATGCTGGAAAAAGAGGGTTTCGAAGACTTCGATCCCAATGACCAAGAGCAAGTAATGAAGTTTATGAACGAGTTAACTCGTGACGACATGAAGAAGATTAACAAGACAATCTTCGCTGCCCTCTCCGAATTAACTCAGGGTCGTCCATCTTTCGATCAGATGATGGAATTGTCGCAAAAGGCCTACCGACTAGGTCAGGCATACATGGGTTCTCTTATGGGGGACATCATGGACCCAAAATCCGCGAACAACGTTACGAAAAACTAAGTGACGATGAACGCAGATTCTATTACCGTATCTTGAAAGAACTTCATCTAACTAAACAACAGTGGAGAGCATTACCCTGGTGTGACCAGAGAATGTATATCCACGCACTATCCGACACAACGTATGAAGAGAATATGCATAACTGGGAACAGAACAAACGTAAAGGCCCTAAGCCGTCTATCCCTGAGGGTTATTGGGAACGTAGCCAGGATGTAGTCGCTGAAAACAGGGATAAAACTGGTCGTCCAATAGCCCCTGACATTGGGGATATGTTCGACGACGCTGAGGGTTAATAAAGGGAGACCTGTCTTGGCTTATAATGCGGGCGATATCGAGTCCAAATTAGACCTTGATAGGTCTCCCTTTATTACGGGGCTAAAAGAAACTCTGGTAGCCGCTGAGGCATGGCGCAAGAATGCTAACAAAGCGCTTAAGGCTACCGCCGATATCGATCCCAAACCCTTCAATCGTGCACTAACAGCAATGCAGGCAAGTCTTACTAAGACATTCGGTAAGACCTATACCGCTAAGGTCCGTATCGATGATGTCGGTCAGCTCCCTAAGCTTACTGAGCTAAACAAGCGTCTCACCGCTTTAGCTGCAAGGCACGCACGGCCGAAAGTCACTGTAGAGGTAGACGACAAGGCTCTAGCGACTCTTGGCAATCGAGTTGCTCAATTAGGCCGTGACCGTAAAGTCAAGATTGGTATCGATTTAGCTAACTCACGTGCTGACGTTGCAGCCGTTGAGACAATGCTATCGGTACTCACACGTGATAGATTCATTAACGTAGACCTGAGATGGTCTAAAGCTAAAGCCGAGCTAACCAAGCTCGAAATGATGCTTAATAGTGTGACACGTGATCGCACTGTCAACATCAATGTCAACGTCGATAAGTCGCTCATCCCGCAATTGCAAATGCTGGGTGACGGTATCGACCGTGCTAGTGGTTTAGCTGAATCTGGCGCTAGTGGTGGTATGAACCACTATCAGAAGCGCCTACTCTTAATCGGCTCTGCCATTACATTAGGTGCCGCACCCGCTCAGGGTGTATTAGCGACATTGCTCGCTACTATCCCATTCTTGGCTGGCGCCGCAGCAGCATCATTTGGCGTGCTGCAAATGGGTTTTGATAACTTCGCTACGGCGGTATCTAACCCTGTTACCAAGGCAGAGATTGAGCGCAAGAAAGAAGCGTTAGCAAACCTCTCCCCCGTGGCACGGCAAGTCGCTGCCATCTTTGAGAATGAGCTAAAGCCGGCTTTCCAAAACCTACAGCACGCCGTCCAAGATGAAATGTTCAAGGGCGTTGGCGACCAACTACGGAAATTAATTCCGTTCTTGGGCCAATTCCGTGCTGACCTTGTTAATTTAGCTACCTCCTTTAACATTGTTGGTAATTCCATTCTTGGAGTTATCACCAAGTCGGAGAACCTAAAGCTAATCCACCAGTTCCTACGTGATTTTGCCGATGGAATTGCTGGATTAACACCGTTCTTCTCCCAGTTGACGCAAATCTTCTTAACGATGGCGTCGGTGGGTGCATCTACATTCGGTGCATTAGTTAACCAGCTAAACGCCTTCTCCGGCGAATTCTTGCAGATGATTAACATCGCCACACAGACTGGCGTTCTGCAAGATGCATTCCGAGCTTTGGCTCTAGTAACCGGCTCGCTGCTTTACATGTTTACCACGCTCATGCGTGATGGCTTCACCGCTATGGTGGCGCTAGGGCCTACCCTCTCGACTCTCATTCGAGTCATTGCGGACACATTCTCCGCGATGAGCCCTGTACTAACACAGCTGTCCTTGACATTCATGCAGCTGCTCATTCCCGCGCTCGACATTATTAAGATTCTGTTTGAGACGCTGGGTCCGCCCATTATCAAGATTCTTGACATTCTTGGGCGTGCGCTAGTTGATGCGGTCAATGGCTTAATGCCGCTGATTACTGCATTAGCTACACAGGTAGGCGACGTTCTGATGGCGGCTGTTAACGCCATCGTCCCTATCCTTCCTGACCTCGTTAAAGCCATTGTCGATCTAGGCATGGCTCTGATTCCTCTAGTGAATCAGCTTGGTCCGATGTTCGTCGATTTGATTAAGGCATGTGCTCCGCTACTGCCTCCACTATCCCAAGCGTTCTTACAAATCGTCCAAGCGCTGCTCCCACTTATCCCCATCATTACTGACCTAGCAATTACTCTACTACCGCCATTGATCCTGGCGTTTACTCGATTGGCAGAAGTTGTAGGGCCTGTAATGAGCCTTGCAGCTAACGTCATTGCTGGCTTCATTGCCGGCCTTGTTAATACAGCCGTGATGCTCTACAACGTAGTTAAAGACATCGCCAATGGTGTCATTAACTGGTTCAAGAGTATCTTTGGTATCTCTAGCCCGTCGACCTTGTTTGCCCAATTCGGTCGTTGGATCATTGAGGGCTTGATTAGTGGTATCCAAGGGCTTATTGGCATGGCCGTTGGCGTATTCACAACTATGTGGAACGCCATTACCACAGTGTTCAATGGCGCGCTCAATCTTATTAAGAATCTAGTTGTATCCGTCTTAACTGGCGTCGTGGCATTCTGGATTAGTACCTGGAATATTGTTAGTAACTTCTTTAGTAGCGTCTGGAATGCAATGGTTGCATTCGTCGGAGGCGTTCTAGCAGCTATCGTAGGCTTTGTTGTTGCTCAGATTACCAACCTCTCTAACTTCTGGAATGGTATTTGGACGGCTATTAGTAACTTCTTCTCTGGAATCTGGCGAGCTATTCAAGCGTTCGCTATCCAAGTCTTAGTAGCCATGATTACATTCTGGCAACAGGGACTTAGCGGTTTCAGTCAATTCTGGTCAACTATCTGGAATGCAATCCTTCAATTCTTCTCTACGCTTTGGAACAACCTCAAAGCATTTGCCATATCTATTTGGGTATCGCTAGTTACCTGGTGGATGGCAGCACTCAATGCCTGGAATTTGTTCTGGACTAATATCTGGAATACTATCCTTACCTTCTTCACTACTTTGTGGAACAATCTAAAGAACACAGCGATAGCACTATGGAATACCCTGAGAGCATTCTGGGACTTCCAGCTTAATGCATTTTCGAGTTTTTGGTCGGGAATGTGGGATGGCATCAAAAACACGTTTGACCGTGTGTTCTCAGGCATTATCGACATTGCCAAGCGAATTTGGCAGACAGTTAAAGATGTATTCCGGGACAGCATCAACGCGGTAATCCGTGGTGTTAACTGGCCGATTGATAAGATTAACGGCCTATTTGGTATCGCGATTCCAAAGATCCCCGAAATTGGTGGTCTTAAGGCCGGTGGTTACGTTGACTGGAACCAGGGCCCAATTCCTGCCGCGCCTATTGGTCCTGTTCGTGGTCCCGGTGGTCCAAGAGATGACCGTGTACTCACTCGACTTTCTAATAAAGAACACGTTTGGTCGGCTAAGGAAGTTCAGGCAGCCGGTGGGCATGAGGCAGTTGCCCGCATGCGTAAGGCGGTATTGCACCAAGGTTTAGGCCAACCTACTTCCCGTCATGCCGGTGCTGTTACTAATCCATTGAACATGGGGAATAGTCGTCTTAGTGGTCAAGAACGACTAAACCTTATGAAGCGTCCTAATATGGACGATGCCGGTAACATCATGCTGGCATTTGGTGGTGTAAAGCCTCACGTTGCAGAAGCCGGTTTCGCGGTTGAAAGAGCACTAGGCAAGATGCCTGGTGGTATTGGTGGTGTCGGTAATCGTTCCGGCCCTTCTGACCACCCATCAGGTCACGCCCTAGACTTTATGACGCTTTCCAACATGGCATTAGGTGACCGTGTTGCAGGGTTCCTAACCCAAGGTTGGGGCCCTATGTCGGTCAAATACCTAATCTGGAAACAGCGTATTGCTGAGCGTCCTAATGCCTGGCAAGGTATGGAGAACCGAGGAAGTGTCACCGCTAACCACTTTGACCACGTGCACGCGTCATTCCTTGGTGGTCACGATGGTGGTTCTGGATTCTTCCAAATTGACTACGGCGCAATCTTCGACTCACTCGCCGGCCCCTTTAAGCCAATGGGTGAGGCATTCCTACGTGGGCTAATCCCGGTCCCGCCTGTTCCTCAATGGATTGAGGACATGGGTGTTGGAATGTATAACAAGGGCTGGGATGGTATCCGCAAGAAAGCCATTGAGCTCATGCAAACCGTAGTTGGTTGGCTTGGTGGCGGCGGCGGTGGAAACGTCGAGCAATGGCGTCCCGCTGTATTAGCATCATTAGCCCGTGTTGGTCAGCCAGCATCAATGGCCGATATTACTCTCCGGCGAATGAACCAAGAGTCCGGCGGTAACCCACGGGCTATTAACAACTGGGACTCTAACGCACGTCGCGGTACTCCATCAAAGGGTCTAATGCAGGTTATTGACCCGACATTCCAGGCTCACCGAGACCCAGGTCTACCAAATGACATTTGGGACCCAATGGCTAACATCACCGCATCTATGCGGTACACGCTATCTCGGTATGGGTCATTGCCAGCCGGTTATAATCGCTCTGGTGGTTACGATTCAGGCGGTATGCTACAGCCCGGTTGGACAATGGCATTCAATGGAACCGGTGAGCCTGAGGTCGTTCTTACTCAGTCACAATGGGAAAGTCTCTATGAGACAGCGCGCAATGCGCGTGACATGATTACTAACACTACTAACACTACTAACAATGGTTTGGGTCCGGCAGACATTGAAGCACTCGCTAAACGAATTGCCCAACTGCGGCCTCTTATTGGTAGTGTCAACCAGCAAATGCCAAGCGGTGCCAGTGTGCGTGATCTCGTTGATGAATTGACATTTGAGCTACGCCACACGCAGAAGGGTATGTATGAATAATGCCGCCCGTCATTTATGATCCCGACTTAACGTCTGCGGACGTAACTGGACTACACGTAGGCCAGTACGAATTAGGCGGGCTGAAATTCGGTACTCGCTCACCGTGGATAGTTCAGAACAATTACCTTGTTCAGTCATTCGATATCACCGAGGGTGGCGCAACTGTAGGTGACGTGCCTTATCCTAATGAGGATGGCACGAAGTTTGGTGTTGACTTCAATACCGGTCAGACATTGACATTCGACATGTCTGTCTGGATGAAGGGTGAACAGGGATACGATGCTGTATCCCTTTTGCAATCCATGTGGAAACACCCTAAGTGGCGGAAGATACCAAACTCAGTAACCACTCTGCGTATGAATCGCGGTGGACGTACCCGTCGGGTTTATGGTCGTCCGCGCCGATTCAAGCCTACTTATGGTGCCATTGAGCGTGGTTGGGCACCAATTACCGCTGACTTTCAATGCGCAGACGAATCGTTCTATGATGACCTGGAAACCGTGCATGAGATTGGCTTAGCTAATCCACCTACTGCCGGTCTCGTATTACCTACGACAGTTCCCCTTCACCTAGAATCCTACGCCGCAGCTTATACCAACATAACTGTAGAGGGTGACAAACCAACCTGGCCTGTATTCACAATTGAAGGACCAGTCACTAATCCCTCATTTACCTTTGATAACGACTGGACAGTAACGTTACTCATTTCCTTAACGCACCAGGACGTTCTTTCAATTGATACTAGGCCGTGGGCCAGGTTAACGTTACAGAATGGCACCATTAACCGTTCAGGCTATTACTCGTCGACCTCTCCAATCTTAAGAGAGATCGCTATGGAGCCTGGCCTTCACGACATTGTTTACAATGGTATTGATGTTACACTCACTTCCAAATTGACAATTGGTTGGAGGTCGGCATGGTCGACGCCTTAACCCTAAACCAGGAAAAACTCGACAAGGCATACCTAGAACTACAGGGCGCTAAAGATCCTGTTAAGCGCGAAGAAGTCATTACTAAGATCGATAATCTCCTAGACATTCGGCTTAGCATTAAACGTCATGATAAAGAAGTAGAGGCGATGGCTAATGGCAATTGATGGTGTTCCTCTCTGGATTGGAGGGGGTGAAGCTGACCATTCAGCAGAGCTATTGCGTATGCTTTCGTACGCTCTGTTCCGTGGTCAGGAGGGTTTCCTTTACACACCACAGTTACTGCAATTAGGTACCCCTGGTGCCGGTGTGCAGTTACTTCCTACCGTATTTAATATTAACTCTAAATTCGCAGGTGGCGCTCTACAGTCTTACATGGATCGTGTTTACTCTGCAGAAACAGTTGAAACCACTGCCACGCCAGTCGGTTCCACTCGCTCTGATTTAGTGGTCCTGAATGTGGAGGACCCCTACCCGTCGGGAGGCGTCCAATGGCCATTTCCGGGCGCGTCAGGTAGCGAAGGGCGCCGTACCGGTCCGTACGTTCGGCTCCGGATAATTGAAGCCGTACCAGTAGATACCCTTTCGGTTGCAGGACTTCCTTCTAGCAGAACCGAACGCGGTTGGTCAGCAATTGCCGTTGCACGACTTGATCGGCCTGCTAACTCCAATACCGTGACTCAGGATCAAATTAAGATGCTCGGTAGCGTCATTAACCCATTCCAGGGTGTGCAACTGCCGGCCGAAATCCTCAACAAGCTTAACCTCATTGACGACGCTATCGATGATCTAGGCGATGCAATTGACGGTATTCTGAATCAGAAGTTCCCGATTCCTAGCGAATTCACCTCTAGCGTTTACTCAGTCAATGGTGGACCGTCCGGGGCAATTCTGCCTACGAACAACACCTACATTCAATTCCCGGCAGAAGCATCCTGGCAAGTAATGGTGCCAACGTGGGCTACTCATGCTGAAGTCATTTGCATTATGACCGGTGCTTATCAACGTGCCACTATCTCAGGACAGACGGCACACATTTGGGGAGCACTTAGAGTCGTTATTGGTAGTGCTAATGGCGATGACTGCCCATTCGACTATGACGAAATCCCCGGCGGTAACCTCTCTGACATTAACCGTCTAGGTAACCGTCCTATCTTTGTCAGTGTAAGCCGGATTCCTATCAACTCTGCTGATCGTGGTAAGCGTGTAACCATTAAACAACAGGGCCGAATGTTCGCCGACGCTAATACCAAGGGAAAAGTGGTAGCTGACGCCGGTACGAACACATACATCAATGTGACATTTAAGGAGTCCGCGTGAGCGACGAAAGCATGACTTGGCACTGCCACACTCTTCTTAAGAAGTTTGATGGTGAAAGCACGGAGGACAAAGACCTCCTAGAGATTGTCGAGATTGATGGCAACCTCGCAATGTTCGGCGGCATCTCTAAGATGTGGGAAGCCACTATCGGTAACTCCATCACTGCATTTTCAAACGCTAACGCTGCAATTGGTGTAGGCGACTCTACTACCGCAGCGGCTGGTACTCAGACCGACATGCAGGCAGCTACTAACAAACTCCGTAAGGCAATGGATTCTACTTATCCACAGCACACGGATGGTACCGCATCCGGTAACGCATCAATTATCTTCCGCTCTACTTTTGGTACCTCGGAAGCTAACTTTGCTTGGCAGGAATGGGGAGTCTTTAACTCCGCTACTGCTGGTGCTGGCAGCATGCTAAACCGTAAGGTGGAATCACTCGGGACAAAAGCCTCTGGCTCAACCTGGCAGCTGACAGTTACCCTTTCGATCGCATAAGGCGAATAAATGGCAGCCCCTACCCTGCACCAAGGGCCTCTAGCAGTAGATGACGTTGGTGTATCTCAGACAATCAGTGTTACTACTGCGAGCACGGTTGCAGTAGGGGATGTCCTTATTGCTATTCACGCTAACGACTATTACGGTGTAGCTGCTTTAGGTGCTCCAACAGGTACAGGCACAAGTGGTTGGAATAACATTGGCTCTGTAGCCGATGCTGGTACTAACAAACCACACATGAGAGCAGCATGGGCGGTTGTTTCAACTGCTGGTGCCCGTACCGTTTCTGCTACCTCAACAAACGATGCATCACATGGTTTATTCGTTTATGTGCTCCGTGGCGCTGATACCACTAACCCTATTGATGGAACACCTACCATAGCAGCTAACGGTGGATCTTTCACTACATCTATGAGCTTAGCTGCAACATCACCCACTACCTCCGACGCGATGCTTATCGCTTCCTATATTACTGGTGGCGGTGCATTCGCCGAAGGTAACCACGGTACGCCTACAGGAATGACCGGGCATACCGAGAACGACATGCAGTATTCTACCCACTCAACTAACCATCAATTCTTATCAGCCTCAGGATCTACCGGTACTCGCGTATCTTCATCTACCGTTAACGACAACTGGGCCGGTATGCTGTTCGCTGTTAAAGGCGCATCAGCTAGCACTACAGAAAAGACCGGTAGCGACTCAGCAACTCTTTCCGACGACACGGGCACATTTCCATGGGCCTTTAACGACAAAACAGACTCTCAGACTGTTACCGACACTGTTACCACATCAACGCGTACAACCGCTTTAACAGATTCAGCAGCATTAACGGACGCCGCTGCACTACAACGTCAGAATGCTTTAACTGATTCCGCCAGTCTTACCGATGATGCAAGCGTAGCAAGACAAAATAGCTTAACAGACGCCTCAACAATAACAGATAGCTCATCGGTACTAAAGAACTACTTCTCCAATCTCACCGATACAGCTACATTCACTGATACTTCATCGCTAGTTAAAGATGCCAATTTATCTAGCACGGATGCTTCTACACTTACAGACTCTAGCAGCCCAATCTTTGTTACGTATTCACTCAATGACACCGCCACGACTAGCGAAACAGCACAGCTATTTACTATCGATTCAAAGACAGCATCGGACTCTGCTACATTAACAGATACGCAAGCTGGTTCACGTACTACCTCCGTAACAGATAGTGCTACCACAACTGATGAATCCGCAGAGTCTATAACAACTACGGCGATAGATTCTGCCACTCTTACAGATTCATCTAGCACTATAAAGAATATTGCTTACAACGTAACAGACTCTCTTACCATCAGTGAATCAATTTCTAGCAGCCGTACAACGTCCGTAACTGATTCAGCAACAATTACTGACCTATCATCCTCTCCTGGCGATTCTAACCTCATTGACTCCGCTACACTTACAGATAACGTAACTAGCGTTTCAATAAGTCAGACGCGTACTGACACCGCCACGTTAGCGGAATCCTCGAGCATTAGCCAATTCCGCGTTGATTCCTTCTTAATCACCGACGTATCATCTATCTTTAAATCTGAGTTCTACGCTGTTATTGATGCAGCTACTACCAGTGATGTATCTATCCTCAGTGCAACTACTACTAAAACAGAATCGTCTACTGCTACTGATATAGCAATCCTCGTAGCAACTAACTCACTTACCGATTCAGCGTCCTTTACCGATTCAGCCATCGTCAATATTGTCGTATCTGACAGTGCAACTCAGACAAACACAATTACCAGTAGAACACTTGGAGTCGCTGACTCTGCAACTCTTAATGACGTAAAGGTACTAAGCGCCTTCCTCGTTGCTGTTGACTCGGCTGAATTCCTCGAAGATGCTAAGTTTGTCGGCGAACGTGCGCAAGAGATTAACCTTAATGAGTTAGTAGCTTACACGCCACCTAAGACTAGACCGTATCGTATTATCGCTCAGAACATCTTTACACGTCAGTTTGTTCACTGGGATCTACCAATGGACAACCTGCAAATCAAAAAGACAGTATCAGGTCCCTGCATCATTTCCGGTACGATCAATACCGAAATGCTTAACCTGCAAGACCTTGACCCTGGATTAGAACCTGACGCCACATTCCTCCACTTTGAGGAAGATGGGCAAATCCGTGCTACTGGTATCCTCATGCCCTTCACGGATGACAACAAATCTAAGACCCGTACTATTGAAGCTGAGGGTATTTCAGCATACGCAAAGTGGCGTTATTACCAGGGTGAGAGTTACCAGGGGATCCAAGTAGACCCGGCAGACATGTTCCGGCTTATCTGGGATTACATCCAGGAAGAGCCAGCCGGCGATATGGGTATTACGATCTCTCCAACTAAGACACCTGTACTCATTGGCACTGAGCCAGAGAATGTAGAGTTTGAAACAGGTGAAGGCGAGGACGTTTCATTCGTCGCTGGTCCTTATGCCCTTAACTTCTGGTCTGTCACTAACCTAGGCGATGAGATAGACAAACTATGCAAAGAAACGCCTATGGAGTTTATCGAACACAGTAAGTGGAACGCATCTAAGACTGATGTCCTACTCGACATTGACCTTAAATATCCCAGAGCCGGCCGCCGTCGTGATGATCTCGGTTTCCGTGAGGGTGAAAACTTCTTTGACCTTATCCCCACCTACTCTGAGAACAAAGATACCTACGCCTCAGAAGTAGTCGTTGTGGGTGCCGGTGATGGTCCCGACGCTATCCGTCAAAGAACTAGAGGCATTGCTAGTCCCCCACGGCTACACAAGACCGTAGTTATCCAGAACGAGAACATTACCAATACTGACCGTGCGCTAGCAATAAGCCAGTTTGAATTCAGGCGGCGTGCTCTTAGCAAGTACGAAATTCAATCAATCACGATCGATACCACTAGCCCTAATGCACCATACGGAGCCTTTGAAGAGGGTGACGATATCCTCGTTGAAGGTTTTGTTCAGTACATTGGTCAAGTAGCAGACCTCCACCGTATCGTATCTTACACCTATGACCCTAAAGCTAAGATAGCAGTATTAGACCTTAAGCCTAGCGAGTCGTTTGACTATGGTGCATTAAAGGTGGAGGACTAATGGCTGACGAGGTAACCAGTCGCCTTGTCTATGCGTTAGGCAAGATGCAAAAGCGCATCGAGGATTTAGAAAAAGGTGCCCGCAGCCCACAACTTGGTAATTCATCTCTCGATCTAGATTCAACCCGTGGCTATATTCCCCTTAGACAGAATGGTGTAGAACGTGGACGTATTGGTCGCCAACCCGATGGTACTGTTGCATTTACCAGCGTCAATAACTCGACCCCTCCTGGTATCCCATTTCCTCCTATCTGTGAGCCATTACTCGCAGGTATCCGAGTAACCTGTAATGGAATTCCGGGAGAGCAACCCCATGACTTCTCTCATGTAAAGGTCTATTGTGACGGCATTCACGTGGGCAATATTAGCCAACTACCTGGCCGTTACATTGTTAGCCCTCTTAGTTATGAGTCGCATGGCTTTCAACTCTCGTCGGTCAATCTCTCAGGTACAGAATCTGATCCAACTGATTTCCAATTCGCGACACCCAACAAAGCAGTCGGAACAGACATTACAGATGGAATCATTGACGCTCTTAAAATCGCAGATGAAGCCATCACCGCTGCAAAGATTGCAGTTGGCGCTGTTACGAATACTAAGATTGGACCGCTGGCGGTAGACCTTACTAAGCTAGCTGATGGTTCAGTTGATGCAACTAAGCTATTGGATGATGCCGTAACGAGCGATAAGATCGCCGCTGCGGCCGTAGTTGCGGAGGCTATTGCAAGCAATGCCATCATCGCAGGAAAGATTGCCGCTGGTACAATCACGACGGCAGAAATTGCTGCTCTTACGATTCAAGCAGGCAACATTGCGGCTGATGCAATCGCAGCGGGGAAAATCGCGGCCGACGCAGTTACGGCTAGAGAGATTCAAGCACTCGCAGTCACGGCAGATAAACTAGCCGCTAACTCTGTACTAGCTGGCGCAATTGCTGCTGGTGCTATTACCGCAGATAAGCTAGCCGCAGAGTTAATCCTTGCCAGCCGCATCATTATCGGTGACCCGGATGACTGGCACTTAGAATTAAACGCTGGCAACTCGCCTATCCTCTGGACAGACAACCAGGACATTGGTTTTGCTGTAGCTAAAGACCCAACGACTGAAAAGTCCAACGTCTACATGTCGGGCCGGATGGAGTTTGGTGATGGCTCACAAGTCGACTCAGACATTATCGACTTACAAGAACTTACCGGTACAGGTACCGCGACACCTAAAATGCGTCAGGTCCGATACTGGACACAATCAGCCGCGTCTACTTCAATCACTCCGTACTACCTATCAGTTACACAAAAGAGTAACCTCATCATCTTAGGTATTTGGCAGGTTGGTGTATCAGGTACACCTAACTGTTCTCAGCCTGCCGGGTCAACTCTGCTGTATTCATTCGTATCAGGAACTAACCGCCTGACCGTCTATTACATCGAGAACCCAACTGCCAGCCGCACATTTGAGACCTTCAATACAGGTGGCAATACCTGCCGTTGGCAAATCCTGATGGCAGAAGTACAGGGCTGTCTTACCTCTGCAAGCTTAGACGATTTTGATTCTGCTGCACAAACAGGCACAGGCACTTTAGTCACGCCAGCAATTACACCCGTAGCAACAGACACATTCCAGTTTGCTCTGTTTGGTCAAACCGGTGGACACTCACCCGGAGATAAATTCGGGTCAGGTATCAACGGTTTTACTAAGACCGCAGGATCTGGCTCTGACTCAGGTATTGGTTCTGCCTTCTACACCAAGAAAGCAACAACTAACGCATCCTCATCTACCACAGTTAACTCACCATCCATCAACAACTCCATGAACATCATTGCATCATTTAAGCTAGCACCGGCATCAACTATCCCGGCTGCACCTAACTCTGACCGCACTATCCGATTCTATACCCGCAAAGTAAATGGTGTGGCCTCGCCGCACATTATGCAGTCAGATGGTTACACCTATCCAATTACGCGTGGACCATACTGCAAAGTAACTCTACCGAGTGACACGGCTGTAATTACAGCAGGCGTTGATACCTATGCACAAAATGCGTGGAACGTTACCTCCGACTACTACAACATGGTTTCCCTGTCGTCGGTATTAGGTACGTTCAGTTCAATTACTTTGCCGGTCACTGGACTCTACATGCTAGAAATGCACACTGTATTTCAGCAATCAACGAACAGCACCAGTCCAGTAATTCACTTTATGACAGCTAATTCACGTTCTGCTGCGGCATCGGTATTACGCGGTAACGGTAGGTTCCTAGATTCAAACGACGGTGCACGACTGTCGACAACTCGCACCATTAGATTTGGTGCTGGCCTCGTATTGTATTGGGGTCATTACGTCGGAGCAAACGCCTCTATTTGGGGTCTCCGGAACAATGTCTCGACAGAAATCGGCGTGACCTACTTAGGGCCTGGTGCATAATGGCACTTTCACTGACCACTGGCGCAACAATCGTTGCCAATAACGTGTTTCAGGGACGCGTGGCAATGGCGTTTTACCTTGTAGCCCGGGAAGTGATTTCAGGAACCGAGTCTGGCGGCATCGGCGAAATTAGGCTACGCTTCGCCTACTCTGTCATCCGCCAAGAATACAATGAATTCCTTAAACTTGCGGCTGTAATCATTACTGATGACAGCATTGTCATGGCAGTACCTAATAACAGTACCGATCAAACAGCTATCTCCGACCAATTAATTCTTACAGCTGTTCGTAACGCGTGGAGCCGATTGGCGGGAGTGGGCATGTGATTAAACTTAACGGTAGACGTGGGGCATTCTTATTGCTATTTGGTCTCATGTTTATCTGTATTGGTTATGCCCTTAGCATCCCAATGCCTAGTGCCTCAGCTTCCCAATTTCTCCACGATCTATTACCTTGGTGGGCACGTACAGCATTATGGGCAGGCTCAGGCGTTATAGCCGTCATCGCTGGATTTGTCAGACGACCTAAATTTACTATTGCAGGCTATACTTTTCTCAGCCTCCCACCCGCTGAACGATTAGCCTCTTACGCTCTGAGTTGGATTATTATTGATGTAGACTATCGTCTGGCTGTACTTGGATCCGTGGTCTATGGCTCGCTACTCATTGCTATTCTCATAGTAGCTTCCTGGCCTGAGCCTAATCCAATAAATATCAAATCAATTTTGCCCCCGGATAAACGGGACTGGAAACGGCGGTGGAGATGATTGCAGATGGTATCGTCGTCGCTCTTGTCTCCACGGCAGGTGTTGTCTTAGTTGGTTGTATTGGGTATCTGACAGCACGCCTTACCCGCAAAAGTACATTAATTCAGACGAGAGTGGAGGAACGCGCTAAGCTTATTGAAGGTTATGATAAGCTCAATGAGGATTTAGAAAAGAGAAATGAAAAGTTGTCGGGGGAACTTGAAAATTTAAAAGCACGTATGGATTCCATGGAGGAATCCCGCGTTACTGATAGAGACCGCATGTGGGACCTAGAAGAACGCAACCGAGATCAAGCAAACGCTATGCGCAAGATTATTGAATATTGTGAATTGCTCGCCCGCATCCTACGATCCCACGATATCCACGTACCAAATGAACCTGATGAGATGAGATACTTCGATGGGCCTCAACAGTGAAGTCATTTTTACGGAAGGTCTCACCGACCGATTACGCTTACGCTACCGTATTAATCTTCCGATTTGGCTCTGGATTTTCGTTTACATCTTCGATGCGCTCCGTCGCTACAAGATTATCTCCGCGACGATTATAATCGGGATTGCCTCTTTCTGGACCACCACCAGTTTCTTAACAAATATAGCGGTTGCCTTCACGGCGGCCGCTATTTCTCTTTTGCTATGGATCTATTTCCATTACGAGCACGACCCGACACCCACTCGGATCATTCAAGCTGTGCGCCGGCGTTGGCTTATTAAACACAGGTGGCCACGTGCATTAAAGCGTGTGGGCTTTAACGTTATCCCTCCGCTACGCAAGATCCGTTACACACCTAATGGCTTAACAGGTAAGTTCAAGTCTGACCAGGGCATTACCAGCACAGACATTGCCAACAACCACGAACGCATTGCTAGTATCCTTAAAGCGTACGAGGTTAAGGTCAATAACTCAGAGCCATTCCGAGCATACATTTCAATCATTTGGGGTGATCCCACGTCTCGTATTCTCTATCCAGAGGACATTATTCAGGCTAGACCCCAGAATAAAGAATCTGTTACCTTTGGCTTAGATGCTGACCACCGGCCCGTCAATCTGTCTCTCACTACGTCCACACTGATTATTGGAGAATCCGAGTCAGGGAAGTCCAACTGTCTGTGGGCGGTCCTCAATGGAATGAATGAGAAGCAGATACACTATCGTCTGTGGGTAGCTGACCCCGCAGGTGGCGTAGAGCTATCTGAACTAGAGAACAGCCCATTCAAAGAGCACTATGTCCAGCGCTTCTCTGATATCGAGCTAATGATTTCGTCGATGCATGAGGCTATGCTGACACGTCTTAATGCTCTTAAGGAAGCCGGTAGACGTAAGAACCCTAATAATGAAGAGTACCCCTTAAATGTTCTCGTCGTCGACGAACTCCTTACTCTCCCCAACTATGACCAGCGTTCTGACTTTGGGCAGATTCTATCGGCAGGCCGTAAGGCGGGATTCATTGTAATAGCTCTCTCCCAGCTCAGTCAGATTGATGCATTGGGCCGGATGAGAGACCTGTTCCCTCAGCGTTTATGTCATGCAACTAAGAATAGGGAGATGACTGATGCCGCACTCGGTACAGGGGCAGAGCAATCAGGTGCCAATTGTTCTCGTATCCCTAAATCCACCCCGGGTGTCGGCTACTTCTTCTCCCTGGATTCCAGAGTTTATACGCGATTCCGCACCCCGCTCATTACAGACAAAGCCACGCAGACTATTGCTGCTGGTAATAAAGTCCAAGCCCCGTTCCGGCAAACTAAACGTCGGAGTATCATCGACCGCACGACTGCCGTTTATCAATTTTATGGTGATTACGACGGGGAACAGGGCCGGCTTCTATATGTCGGTATTGCATTTGATCCTGCTAGCCGCCAAAAAGAACATGCCAGAGAAAAAGATTGGTGGCGTGATGTAGATACCAGTCTCACTGAGATTGATTGGTATCCCACACGCAAGCAAGCCAAAGCACGAGAGTCCGAGCTTATTAAGTCCGAGTTTCCAGTCTACAATAAAGCCGAGGCAGTTCCGGCAGGGAGGTTTTTCTAATGGCTTCATTAGTTCCAGCACTGGTTACCTTACGTAGCCAGATTAATGCACGGTGGCCTAATCGCTCTAAGGCATCCGATGGATGGATTGGAGATCCCGCACACGCCGCCCGTCAGAGCTATCACAACCCGGATAAGAATGGTTGGGTTCACGCTCTAGACATCACTCACGACCCGGATGGCGGCGTCAACATTAATACATTCACCGACGAGTTGGCAGCGTCTGGTGATAGCAGAATTCTCGAGCTAATTGCTAATGCTCTATACTGGCACCACTCTAACAAGCGGTGGGTCAAATACAATGGCTCGAATCCACACCGTGCACATTTCCACATCTCGGCTAAGCCTGGCACTACTGCAATGAATGGTAGTAATTGGAACCTGCCATCTCTGCGTGGCGTTGTTGCTCAACCACACCCTCAGCCGCAGCCAAACATTCCTAACAATGCAGACTTCACTAAGAAGCTACAAGGATTCTTGAATCGCTATTACCGTCTCAACCTCGCTGTTGATGGTGTTTATGGTCCAAAGACTACTGAGGCAGTTAAGCGATTCCAGCGTAACTATGGACATGGTCTAGCAGTTGATGGCATTGCAGGTCCGGCTACTCGGAAGGCAATGGGAATCTAGCAATGGAATTTAATCTTGACTACTCTCAGTTACAGCAGCTTTACCCTCTTATCATACCAGGCTTATTGGGTCTGGTCATTCCCCTATTGGTTAATGCTGTTTCACGTGTTACTGGTTGGCCGCCTTACCTACAGTCAATTATCTACGCGGCATTGTCGGCATTGGCTGCCGTAGTACCTACAGTGACATTCAATTCAGACCTTAAGGGTTACCTCATACAGGTTTTCATCGCCTGGATGATGTCTATGAGATCGCACTATACGGACATCCCTAATTCTTTAATTCCGCCATACAAACCAAGGCACGCCTTACTTGACGAGGAAGATCGACGACGCTAAGATAGTGTGCATAGGAGGTGAACATGTGGATTCCCCCGAAAGCCTTGATGCACAAATAGGCGCTTACCTGTGGGACAGCAAAGACGCCAAACCACTCGACGATACCAAAGCTGCTCAAGCTGCCGTAGCATCACAACAATGGAACTACTACAAAGAAGTCTATTCCAACTACCTAGCGGGGAAAGCGACAAATAGTATGGCACTGGCAACACCATCGTTTGCGTCGATACCCTCGGGTAAAGGTCCTAGCTTAATCAGTAGGCATCGAAACGAATTCTATAAGCCAGCAACATGTCCGGGCTGTCATCAACCTGGATCAATCAGCAACGTCATTCAGCATCTCAATGACGTTCACGAATGGACCCGTGAGAAGATTGCTGACTGGCTAGATACTTTAGATGAACAGCCAATCTTCTATCCTGATACATGCGGACCTGATTGCGAATGCTCAGATTGTAATCCACCCGCTGCCCAATGGCACGCCAAGCCAATTGGTATGGGCAAGCTTGAACATGTACTAACCGCAGAGCAGATTCAGAACTTCGCAATTTCAACTGACAAGATCACAGCCTCTTCAATGGCTTTTGCCATCGAGATGAATAAGGTCCACGTATCTTTAAAGAAGATGTGGGACAATATTCTTATCACGATGGAGAAGAAGCCAGCTCCATTAGCATTACAGATAACAGAAGCTGTAGCACCCGCTGATATCATCAAATCCTATAACGATAGCTGGAAACTCAAAATCGAGTTACCAGACAAAGCTATCAAGGAAATGAGTTCGGAGCAGGTCGCCAACGTAACAAAGCTTATCCAAGAATACACAAGTCAGTCATTCAAAATGAATGACAATGTCAAGTACGTATTGAGTTTCTCCGGTTCACATCACTACTGTGCCGGAATCGTTAACAAATTACAGGAGTACCTAAATGTTCCAGAATACACTTGCAACTGCACCGGAAAGCATTACGTCCAAGGTGTCCCCTGCCCCAAACACGCTACCGGCAAGTCCACTAAGCACTCAGGATGAGTTTAATGCCGTAATCGGTATGACTCTGGCCGATGCCATTCGAGAGGGCGCGGAGTTTATGCCGCAGGCAATGGGTTGGGGCGACGGAGTTAATTCCGGTTGTGCTCTTACGGTGGCAGCTCTAGCCATTGAAAAGAAGGGTTACAAGTAATGCATTTTGAGGTTCAGATCGGCGAGTCACAAGAAATTGAACACGTCGACGCTGATGAAGTACACGACATGCCACCTTTTCTTATCTATACTAAAAACGGCCAAGAGGTCTATCGTGCAAACGCCTCCTTTGTCAAGAAGTCGAAGGCTGTCTTTTCTCCGCAAGAAGCAAACTGAATTACGGAAACAGCGGCTTACCCTTAATCAGTTCTCTAGCAAGATGATTGTCTATAAGACTACCACAATTAAGGGTCAGGACTTAGGCAGGGTATTAACTAGAATTCTAGTTAAGCATCCAGTCTGCTCACAGGATGCCCCTCCTCTCCCGCTAGACGACGTTATCATCCAACTCAATGATACATTCGGATGGTCTCGCGAAGCAATAGCTGACTGGATAGATACTCTCGACGAGCAACCAACGTTTTATCCATCTATCCCTATCGATCCAGGACTACCAAAAACTGGTAGCACAGAATACACACGCTCACCTGCTCCAAATCCACCACGTCAAGTAATTATCTTTACCTGTGGTTGTGTAGTCAAAAGCGACGTATTGTATTGTGGTCCCTGTAAGGCCGGAGGAAAGATTACAAATGTCCGACACGCCTGTTACGAATGTACCAATGACGACACCTATTCCATCGGACCCAACTCTTCCATCCCCTTCTGAATTGGGCTTTGACGAGTTTGATTCCGTAATTGGCATGAAGCTTTCCGACCTTATCCGCGAGGGTTCTAAGACCACTCGTCAGACAATGGGTTGGGGCAACATGACTGAGAATGCTTGTGCACTAACCGCCGCAGCAAAGACTCTTAACGAAAAGGGCTATGGTATCCCTACCTAATTGGCTTAAGGATAACGAATTCTTTGCAGCCATCACAAACGTAGCACATAAATCCAACGACGAATTTGCTAACACCAAACGTAGAAAGATACCAGGTCCGGACTCAAACGTAGATTTCAAGACAAATGAAGAAGTCCTAATTGGTAGCCGTTGGTATTCAGGTAAGCATGAAGTCCATAAGCTAATGTTAGACATAGATGTGGACCATGTTTACAAGGTGTCAAGGACGCCTGGCCACGGTCATCTTATTCTTAATGTCAATCTCACTCGTAAAGAGTTAGAGACACTGACTGAGATTTTCGCAGAGCTCGGCATTACCGGACATGGTAATTTACGTCAGATTCAAGAGGCCGAGCAACTCTTCTTAAGGTGGTAACGTTGGGTCTTATTTGGAAACGTGATAAGGGTGACAATCGAAGCACAGAAGAAGTAGCCAAAGCTGTAGATGCGGATCTAGCAAAGAAACTCTTTAAAAAGTGCACACTCTTTTGCGGAGATCCTGACTGTTCCCGTCGCAATGGGGGTTGTCAGAACCCTAAGGGGGACTAGTTGAAACCGGATTGCGCGCATGAACCTGGTACGCATTGTATTCATTCTTCTGAGCGTCGGAGTTTTCGTGGGTGCCGTCGCCGTTGGGATTGGGCTTATCGTCAACACTATTCTCCACCAAATCCTGCAAAGCCTTTAGAAGTAGGCATTGCTTTTCACAAGGCAATGGAACAGGTCTACGATCCTGACCTTTGGTTTACTACCAATGATGAGGATAAGCTACAGAGGGCATGTGATGTCTATGTCCACACCTGTAATGAACAGCGCGAGAACTATCTAAAGGTAACTGGTCAGACTAAAAAGCATTTCACAGAAGTACACGGTGACGATTACGGTGCCCGTATTGAATTGGGCAAGGGAATGTTGCATCACTACATGCAAAACATTCACCCTAAGGCAGACACCTGGTTTCACCCTGTAGCAGTAGAAGTACCATTCTCTGTACCTCTCGAATTCCCAGACACCAGGAAATCAAATGGCCGAACTGGCGTTATGCACTGTGACAATAGCCCTCTCTGTGGACAAACGCATCCAAACCCAGCACCCATCACTCTTAACGGGCGGGTCGACGCCCTATTGGAAGACGACGTTAACGGAGGATATTTCGTCGCTGATTGGAAATCAGCCGCTCAACTTATTGTTAACGGAGAATTCCTCCAACTGGACGATCAAATCACATCTTATTGTGCGGCCCTGCAACTGATTCTAGATATCGATGTCCGAGGATTCATGTATGCCGAATTCAAAAAGGCTTTCCCACAGTCCCCGACATTACTTCAACGTCCGCGTTTGGGTAGGAAGTTCTCAACGAGCAAAACACAGGAAACGAACTACGATATCGCCCGCAGAGTTTTTGCAGACGAGGATCCTTTCGCCTTTAATCAAGGATTATACGACGAATATCTCGCGTACCTTTCGGGCCCAGACGGTCCACGCTATCACCAACGATTCCCACTCATTCTCCAAGATGCCAAGCTAAAGAATGTCTTGACGAACGTGTCAATGGAGGCTATGGACATTACAGATCCGGACTTGCTTGTGTACCCGGCCCCGTCTAAGATGAACTGCTCAGGGTGTGCTTTCCGGACTCCCTGTTTAGGCAAGTTCAATGACGAGGATTATCTTTACACCTTAGAGAGCTTATATGACAAGCCAATCACCAAGAAGTGACTCTCTACGACCTGGGAACATAGGTAATCTCAAAACTCGTAAGGCCGCAGACAAATCTCCATACCCTTGCATTCTCCTATACGGTGACGGTGGTACCGGAAAGACCACTTTAGCCGCTAGCGCTTGTGAGGTACCTGCACTATCCCCCGTGCTACATTTGAATGTGGAGAATGGCGCTCAGTCATTAGAAGAGCGTTGGGGTAACCATCCAGAGCTAGACGTTATCGACATTGATAACATTCTGGAACTGCAAAATGTATACCGCGACCTCTACAATGGTAAGGGTCTAGGGTACAAGACAGTCATTATTGACAATCTCACTGAGGGTCAGTCTCAGGGCTTGGATTACATTATCTCAGGCACTAAGCGCTCAGGAGACTTTGTCGATTTCGAGGGTGCCACGTTTGCTAATGGCGCTTGGAATCGATCGTCGGAACAAATGCGGAAGATCGTTCGTTACTTCCGTGACTTGCCTATGGTAGTTATCTTTACAGCATGGCGTAAGGATTACTCCGGTCCTAATGACAACTTCCAAAAATGGGGACCTAGCTTCACTAAAACATTTGGTGGAGAAGCCCCTGGTATGGTAAATGATGTATACCATTATTACCTAAAGGGGGACGATCGGATACTCCAAACCTCAGGCACTGATCGCGCCATAGCGAAAGACCGCACCAATAAGTTGCCTCAGATTATTAAGAACCCAACCATGTCAATCATTAACGATTACTGGACTGGCGTTCTAGAAAAGCCTGTAAAGTCTGAGACAACAAACGTAAGCAAGATTCCACGGAGGAACTGAAATGGCTAAGTCCGCTACCGATGACACTCGTATCAATTTCGCTGACGTTGAGGATCAGAAAGAGTTTAGCCTTTTACCGGCCGGCCGTTACCCTGTAGAGATCACTGGTCTACAAGAGCGTCAGGCATCGGATCAGGCACAGAACCCCGGCGCACGTATTCTCCGTTGGGAATTCACCGTAGCGCAGCCTCACGAATACGCTGACCGTAAGGTTTGGGACAACCACGTTTGCGTTAAGGACGCAATGTGGAAGGTTAAGGCATTCCTCGCAGCACTCGATGTTGACACTTCTAAGCTTAGCTATGACCTAGAGAACTCTGAGTTTGAGCTAGATGGCGAAATCCTTGACATGGATGATTTCGTCGGTCGTCTCATTGATGTAAAGGTTGGCGTCCGTCACGGGCGTAAGGACCCGAACACTCAGAAGGAATACTCTGCTCAGAACCGGGTTAACAACTTCTACCCGCACGAGGATTCAGACGACGACCTCCTACCCTAAGAGGCATCATGCCTTTGATTTGGGTGAATAGCACGGTGCAGTTTGCACAAATGATTGCAGAGTACACCGCCGCTAGAGTCATCAAAGAAATTCGAAGAATGGGAGGCCAAGTTATGGCCACATACGAAGATCTAGAAGCTGCGATTACCGCGCAGTTTGAGACTCTTTCGCCTGCCGTCAATGACGTACAGGGAAAGATCCGTGACCTCGCTGACCTGGTTAAGAATGGCGCCAGCAGCGAAGCACTCAGCCAGGCAATTACCGAACTGAATTCTAACACGTCAGTTCTCGCATCGGGACTTAAGGCTGCAATGGAGGACCCGGCAACTCCGGATCCAACTGTGCCAGTTCCCGAGCCGGAAAACCCACTTCCCCCGCTCCCCGGTCAGGCGGAAGAGGAGAACCCGGCACCCGCCGATGGCAATGACGGTACCCAAACCGACAACGCCTAATCGGTAAATGAAGGCGGAGGTGTTTAGAACGCCTCCGCTTTTTTCATACCCAAAGGATTCACTATGAAGAGGAAGCCTCGCCCCAAAACCAACACGCGCTTATGGTCCCGTTACTTTCGATGGAGAATGATAACTGGACAGGAACACTGCCGGATCTGCAATACACATGAGGACCTGACATTTGGGCATCTATGCGCTAATGCATTAGGCGGGAAGTTCACACCCGCTAACCTCACGATTCTATGTGCACCATGCAATAATGCAATGGGCCAGTCTTACATTGACGGACTGGAAACCATACAAGAATTAATGACAGAAGAAGTCAAGCAAGCTATGTATGATTGGGGAGGCGTCAATAGTGATTTGTCCAAGTTGCGCCAGTCAATCGCACACTCAGTGCGAGAACAAAATCTCGTCCCTATCTGGTCAACCGAGACCCGAATTAACAAAGACCTGGTGTGATTGTCAATGTAAGGTAGGCGTTCACCTACCACAGAATGTTTGCAAACACTACCGATGGACGAACCGTGAAGAGCAATGCCCAACATGCGGAAAAGTTGAAAGCACAGAAGAAGGGAGCACAGTGCAACCTCTGCCCATTACAGAAAGCACCGATAGTCCCGAGCCTGATCCCCAAAACCCAGAGTAACGGACTAGCCTTTCTCGGAGAATCTCCCGGTACAGAAGAAAAGCGTAAGGGTATACCATTCGTCGGCCCCAGCGGAAAGCTACTAACGAAATGCTTGGAGATCCATGATATCAATAAAGATCAGACCCTTCTCACTAACGCCGCACTCTGTAATTATCGAGACGACCAAAAAGATGTACTCCCTAAGGCTATCGAATGTTGTCGGCCCCGCTTACTTCAAGAGCTACAAGATAATGAAATTCACACCGCTGTTACCTTGGGTAACGCGGCAAAGGATTCACTACTGCATACAAAGGATGGAATCACAAAAGTCCGTGGTGGGAATCCACGTCCTAGTGATTATGCCGAAAATCTCAAAGTCATCCCCACATTTCACCCCGCCTTTTGCCTGAGGGACCAAGGCCGCTTCCCGTTAATGCTGCAAGACATTGGCAAGATCAATGCACCCAAGGAAAGACTCTGGCGTGAACCAAACATTACCGTTATCGACGATCCCTCAAAGGCGCTCCGTGTACTCACGAGGACTAATACACAGGATCCAATCGTACTTGACGTTGAGACAGGAAAGGAAAAGGAAGAGCAGTACGGTCGAACAACCAATCTCCTATGCGTGGGGTTGGGTAGTACCAGCCATAATCACAGGGATAATGTGGTTGTTATTGGTCGTCCTGCTATCTACGATCCCGCTGTCCAAGATGCTCTCTGTGCTCTTCTAAGCCGGACAGGAGTAATCTGCCAGAATGGAAAGTTTGATACCTACATCATCTCAACCATTAACCATCACAATCTACCCATCTGGCTACATGCAGATACAATGCTCATGTCATACTCACTTAATGAAGTACCTGGAACACACGGACTTAAGTACATGGGTGTGGAATATTTGGGTACTCCTCACTGGGAAGAGGAAATCCAAAAGTATCTAGTCAAGCCAAAGGATACCCCTGAGGTTCGACAGGCAGCCCTTCATTGGATCCAGTCTGCCCTAGCGGACCCTGCCGGGTGTTTCCGGACGGACGTGCTACGCGAGTCCCCTGTGGATGAAGCTGCGACCAAACGCGCTGCTAAAGAGCTCAGTGTTATCGAATTTAAGGGCAGTGAGGGCGAGAAATATGCCAATAGAATCCGATGGGCACTACCATCTGTACTACCTGAAATCGCACCCCCAGACGCAGACGGAAGCTACGCCTCTATCCCAGCTCCGATTCTCCACAAGTATAACGCGTTTGACGTGCAGGTTACACGGCAGTTGTATTTTCTGTTTAGGGAACGACAGCATACAGCCGGACTCGTGGAATTCAACGAACATCTTATGCGGATGTCAAATGCCCTTATGCGCGTTGAGCGAAATGGGCTACGAGTAGATAGGGAATTCAATGCAGAACTTTATAGACAGTTTACTGAATATATTGACGCATTGCGTCCTAACTTTGAGGGAATTAATCCGGGTAGCGTCAAGCAACTTAAACGATTCATTGAAGATGAGTTTGATCGCACGCTAGACTCAACAGCGGAAGAAGCTATCACTAATGAAATTAATACAGTTGGACAGCGGTACCCGGACTATCGGGAATTTTGCGAAAATCTACTCGAATTCCGTAGATGGACAAAACTACGTTCGACTTACGTTACCAGCATCCGCAAACAGGCGGATGAGAATAACGGTTTCGTACTCCCGACTTTCAAAATTGACCAAGCTACTACAGGTAGACTTGCGAGCAAGAATCCCAACGTCCAAAATATGCCACGTCAGTTTGACATTAAGAGACAGTTCATTCCGTCAAACAAAGACAGGGTCTTTGTTCACGCGGACTATTCACAACTCGAACTTAGAGTAATTACATGGCTGGCACAGGACCATGACATTGCAGCGCTCTTTAATGACCCAAGCCGAGACGTTTTTGACGAACTTGCGTCAAGTGTTTATGGCATTACCTCAGCTGAATTCCAACGTCTTAAAGAACAGCAGCCCAAGATGGCTAAAGAGATGCGTGTCGTGGTTAAAAGCTTCGCTTACGGCACCATCTACGGCCGCACGGCACATGGAATCGCGCAAGACCCAGACCTGAATCTAGATATCGCGGAGGCCGAACGTGTCAGCCAATTATTCAAAGCACAAATCCCTGGCATTATGGCCTTCCAACAAGGAGTTATACGTCAGATTCACGAGGGCAAAGACCTCGTCAACATCTTCGGTCGCCATCGTCGTTTCCATCTTATCACCAACCAAAATAAACATGATCTCGAAAAACAGGCAATGGCATTCCTCCCCCAGTCGACGGCTAGCGATATCTGTGTCACAGCACTCTCACGTTTACCCGAAAGCTTTGACCCACGTAACATCATTCACGACGCAATTCTATTGGAGGCACCACGGGATGAAGCGCATTCGCAAGGACAACGCCTAGTAGACATTATGATCGAGACCGCAGAAGAAATCACCGGAGGCTATGTCAAGTTTGATGTAGAGTACGAGATCGGTGAGAACTGGCAGAACCTTGTAGACGCAAAGGATTGGCACGCAGATGCAGCTTAGTGAACAAATGACTATCGACATGATCTTATGTCATCATTGTTTCATGGGTCTATGCGCCGCATCCAGAGGTGATGCCGAATGCCCGTGTTGTTCAAGCCATTCAGGAGAACTAGAGGACAAGTATTACCCACGCTACAATGGTGGGAAGTAACGTTATGCGGTGCTGTCCTGATAGCCCTAGGAATTATCTTGGGGATCATTACAACCCCGTATCCGATAAATTCAACGACGACTTATACCCGTACCCACATTCCACCACCATTGACCCAGACTTCTATACAAACGGTGACCCTGACGCCTGCACCGAGTGTGGTTACTTCGGTTTCGGTAATCCCCCCGCCGGCGCCTGTGACCGTCATTCAAGAAAAACAAATAACACAAACAGAAACCCGCACAGCTACGGAAACCATAGTTAAGACACCAGCACCATCGGACACACCGTCAAGTTGATCTTGAACAGATCCAATCGCGTGATCGGCTTGTGCCTACTCCGTTAGTGCGGTACCATAGTGGTCCCCCAGCAAGCAGGAAACCATCCTAGAAAGGCATGCTAACTACTCATGGCAAAAAACAGCGCCACTATTGAGGACAGCCGCGAAATCCTATCCGGTCCACGTCCATCTCATCTATCGAATGTCGGGCACGCGGGTGGTCCCGGTCGTAGCCGTGTTGCTACTGAATTCGATGACCAGGTTTTAGAGTGGTACAAGGATGACCAGTGGAAGGGCATTGCTTCAAAGGGTGAAACCGATGAAGAGAAGGCTCACGACTTTGAAGAGAACTTTAAGGCAGTTAAGCGCGCGGCTGATTTCCACGGTCTCGGCATTGAGCGGATTCGGGACGAAGAGAACAAGGTAGTTTGGGTTAATATCCGCGACAAGCAATCGCGTGGTCCCCAGCCTGGTTCTATTCGTGACCCTGAGACCAACAAGATGGTAAAGCCGGGAACCGATCGCTATGAAGAGATCATGGCTTCCCGCAATGGCGATGCAAACCCTAACGTTGTCCCCGAAGAGCAGCACGACTGGTAATTAGCTCCCCATCTTAGACTTTTTATCGTTCCCCATATCACTTAAGGCGGTCAAGAGACCGCCTTTTTTAATGTCCAGAGGAAGTAATGAGAATCTTAGGACTTGACCCCGGTGGTTCTACCGGATGGTGTTTCTTTGGATATCAGGAATCAGACCCTGAGAAATGGACATGGTCCGGTGACACCATTACCCTAAAGCATCACCACAGTCTGCTCCGTGCCCTGATACAGCGATACATGCCGGACTACATTGTCTGTGAGGATTTCCAGTTCAGGCAGAAGGCAGGAACTGAGGACTACCGCAAAGGCTTAGAGCTCATCTCTAGGGAATACATAGGCATTGCCCGCCTGGCAGCTCAGGACATGGACGCCAAGTTCATCTTGCAGCCGTCATCAATGAAAGATACCAACCTCACCCGAGACGAGAATCTAGAGAAGCTAGGCATTCTCCGTACTCCCCTACACCCTAATCGACATTACCATGATGCTTGCCGTCATACCGTGAACTACATCATCCAGAAACGACGGTTCCAGCCATTCATAGATAGGATTAAAAGTGCAGCTGCCTAACCACGATCGCCCCGTCCTTGCCTTTTGGGAAGTATCCGGTGAGACCTATCAAGAAATGTGGGACGAGGCTATGTCCGACGCCACTCGACTACTTGCCGGCTATCCACACAAATGGAATATGGAACTATGGAATTGCGAGCCACTAAATACTGAGAACTCACAAGTCCTATCCTGGAAAGGAAAAGTTATCGTCTCGTGAGCATCGCTAACTACTAATGCAAAAAGATACCCGGGGCGTATCCTGCCCCGGGTACCCATATGTGGTCAGACACATTTTCGCAGAATGTGCGCCGATTAGGAGTCAGCACAGACCGTTGGTGTTTAATACCGCGCTAACGACAATGGTGCTCTAAGGTCCTAATGTAACAACGCTCTGCCAAACTGAGCTATCGCAGCATGATTTGGAGCTGCGAGTGGGAATCGAACCCACGACCTTTGTTAGTTTAAGTAGCACACTTAGATTTAGCGCGTACCAACATTTATGAACTTAGGCGAAAGTCTAAAGGAGTGTGATAGCGCCTCTGCCTATTGGGCTAACCCGGCATGAATGGTGCCGGGTGATGGACTCGAACCACCAACTACTATCCGATGTTCCTGTTGAATCTAAAGCTAATCTTAAGTCTAAACTTTAAACCGGTCGCCTAGACCGGAGTGGGTGTGACGGGAATTGAACCCGTCCGGTGCGGCAACACCTTTACCATTCACCCGACCATCTTACTTACCCATCCCACCTGCAATCAGCAGATAGCTTATTCACCCATAAGGTATGTCCGGATAGCTCCGCCGACGCGCACATGATCGACTGTCGTTTGCGCGTTGGCCTCCTCCCGGGCGTACTTCACTGCTAACAGCAGTGTATCACACCGATCTAGCAGGCGCTTGACCGCGTCGCCGTCCATGTGACCTGAGTAACGTACGGTATTCCAATAGCCGATAATCTCATCCTTGTTTGTCGCCATGATCTGAGCGGGGTGCTTTTCAGTAGCGGGCGACATAACCACCGGGACAGTAATCTTCTCTGTCTTAGTGGTACCAGTAGGACGTGAGGCATAAGCACCAGCATCCGCATTCCAGGTCCAGGTAGTAGCCGGATCGAGAATAGGCAGAGATGCAATGAACGTACGCAAATCGATGATCTGCTTTTCCAGTGCCAGCAATTGTGTAGGCGGTGCCCCCTCAATAATTACCGTCTCGCCAATCTTCACATCAGCCTTGGCTACCGTGTTTGCTACGTCCATAGTTGACTGGACATCAGCCAAACGGACAAAAGCATCCAGGAATTCCTCTAGCTGCGATTCCGCCGTGTACTGCACCCGGCGATACTCTTCCGGTAAATCCGCCCCATCGTCATCACGCTTAGTGTAGACGCGGTGGATGCCACTCATAGGCCCATTGTCACCGGTCTTTTGAATTGCCTTGTAAAGCCAAGTCTTCTTTTCCTGGAACCCTCGCTTAACTCCATTGTAAGAGTTAACAACTTGCGAGAGAATTCGTGCACTACCGGCAGGATCTACCATTTTGGTCTAAGCCTCTTAAGTTCGATACGTACGATGCGCTGGCATCATTCTTACCCTTATAGACCTCAGTGTGAGATCTACTTACCATCACAGAACCAAAGTCTCTATGATCCACCAACCTTACATAGCGTAGATGTCGTTCGTAAGGATCTAAATCCTTACCAGCTTGCGACGACAACACTACACGCCCTTGCAACAGGTTTTGCGCATCGGCCTTGGCCGCCTTGCCACCCTTAGTCTTTAACTCACACGAGTCAATTCCTAGGACTCTAATAGTCCAGCCATTAGAGGCGACAAACGTATCGCCATCAATAACTCGTGTCACGGTTACAGTATCAATTGGTTCGCCCGTAGGCGTTACTAGTTGTAAGGGTTGCGCACCTCCACTACATCCAACCAGCAATGCCAGTAGACTAAAAATCAGTACGATTACTCTGACCATAAATTCTCTCTAGTGCAGTGTAAATCTCTAACCATCTACCCATGAATTCAAAGCTACGCGACGGTGCATCCTCACGAATTGTCTTATACTCACTCATTAAGACTGCTTGTCCTGCCACAACCTCCATCTTTTCACCCACCCGGATGGACATTGGAGCACCATCATTCATGTGGAACAGATAACTGCCTGCAACTCTAGGCAGACCATACATTTCGGCGATAGACTCTTCGGTTAATTCTTCATTAATTAATGATTCAGGCTCTTGCAGATAACCGCCGACACCCATGACACAAAACTTACCCTTATCATGTAAGTCACCTGTAATCTGGATTTGCCGGCCGCTAGTTAACTCATCGACCCAGCGCTTACGATCCAGGATAATCTCTTCACTTAACACTAATGCTCCTTGTTTGGATCTCTAACACAAATGGTTCGTACGGAGCATAACCAGTCAACCTGACACCCGTTACCTCATGTAACTCGTCATCACTCCATACAGTTACACGCATCTCAGTCATGTCTTGATGGTGGTCTTTAACAGCCTTGTGTAGTTCCGTAGTAAATTCGTGCAGAAACTCTAAAGAGGTCATCCTAGCATCAATTCTGTGTCGTCGGCTTTCCGTTGGATTCTGTCGAGTCGGTATTCGTCGATGGAGTTCCGTGCAACAATGTCGATGATTTGCGTTGCTCGGGGATCAAGCATTGAGTCGCATCGGGACTCGAATTGTTTGTTCCAGTTAGGGTTCCAGGGCTTATCAATCCTGATAATTGTGCGCGCTCTGCTAAGATCAATGCCCTCCCTAATGGATGCGATAGTTCCCATAAAGACTCTACATGATCCTCGTTGGAAAGATCCAATTCGTTCACTGCGGTCTCTAGGTGAACAAGAGCCAGTAACAACCGCACTTTTAATCCCGCTGCGCTCACATCGCACCCTTAACATTTCGATAGTGTCAGGGTGTTGTGCCCCAACAACTAAAGCTTCATCAGCGTTATCCTCATCCGTTAGCCATTCCATGATAAGGTCAAGTTTAGGCGAAGGCGGCGTATCCGTAATCGAAATGTCAAACCACGGCTCACATTCACCATTAGGTAGTTGCTTAGTTGTCCAAACACCAGTACAACACCCGATGGCCATTTGCTGTTGGCGAACGACCTTAACGATTGGGAGTGACGCGATGATATCTCCACCCTTGATGGATGCAATATCATCTTTAACAAGCTCATCGTATTCCTTACGTTGCTTTGCACCCATATCAACCCACCAGGTTTCGTAAACCCGTTCAGGCATGTCGGCAACTACGTCCTTCATACGGACGCGGTCGTAATACGGTGCAATCTTTTCGTGTAGTGCTGCGATACCCTCTCGATTGACACCTGTGATTTTCTTATAGCCACTCTTGGTTACAAAGGTTTCGCAAGTCTCGTCAACAAAACGCCAGTACGATGAAAACATTGAGGGGAGCAGCCAATTAAGTACCTGCCAGAAATCCTCTGGCTTATTGTCCGCCGGCGTTCCTGATAGTCCAGTACGTTGCTTAGCCCGTAGCTTTAAGAAGTTAATAGTCCGCGCTGTTTTACGGCCTTTAATACGGTGAACCTCATCAGCAATGATATGCCACCAAGGTCCTGCCTGCCGTAATTCTTTACCGAGCGAAGCTACACTATCCCAATTGATGATAATGTAGCCCTCCTTCATACTCTTTAACCGCTTATGCGCAGCTATGTATTTCAGGGTTCCACGAATACGGTTTTTCGACGGAAGATCAACCACACGAATATTTGATGGAGATACCCCCATGCGGAGAAGATGATCCTCCCACACTGACATTGCCGTTTTAGGGGTGCAAATAAGTGTGCAGTTGTTTCCTCTTGACACTCGTGGATAACGATTGCGTAGCCCGCGATCAATTCCGATTCCTGCGGCTGTCTTACCAGTCCGCATATCCCACGCGAGTAATCTGCTTCCACGATCGCCTTCTTCGCTAGTGTATTTATCTACTGCTTCTTGTTGATGTGGTAGTAGCTTTATGATTCGTCTATCTGAAACAGCAGATGTTTCGAGCCGGACGCCAGTCCCGCCGTGCTGTCTTTTGGATGAATTTTTCACGTTAACCGTAGCCGCGCCGCTATTACGTTCGACGTGTTTGTCTATAACGGGTGCAACGTCCGCCGAAATTATTTCACGAGTCATATTACGCCTAACGACTTGACATCTATTCTCGCTTTTGCCCCAACAAACCCCAAGACCCACAGATCAACTAGACTTATACCCAAAAAAGTTATTAATGTTTAGATGATTTAGGCATTGCAGACATAACAGACTCTCATCCGCAGGCCCCCGTCGCTCGCAGTCTATGCACAGACCTAGCTCTACGGCTCCTTGCTGCCTCTCATTCAATCCAGTTCGAGAGGACGCAGGCCCCGACAGGTAACCACCCTCCCGGCCGTAATTCGGCGTCATTGGCCACTCAATATCTCCCGGCACTGCCGCTCCTTCCCTCGCACACCCTATCTGTGCTATTCTACGCCTTCACGTCAAGAAAGGAAACCCCTACAATATGGAACAAACAAGAGCATATCGTCCAGAAAAGGTGGCGGAATTAGCTGATTGTACTGTGCAGACAATCTATCGCCACTTGGACGAGGGGAAATTCCCCAATGCCTACCGGATAGGGAACCGCAAGTGGGTGATTCCAGAAGAGGATGCCACTAAGTACTTAGGCTTTAACCCCTACGAAAAGCAGGTTACTATTCTCTAGGAGAGTGGCGTATGGATCAACCTAACGCCACCCGCTTAAAGAATGTTAAGCAATCAAAACCACCACCACCGCTTTTAGAAGATACTTTTACTGGTGACTGGTTAGATCATCAGGTATTCCCAGAACTAGAATGGGCAGTAGATGGTCTTATCCCAGAGGGCTTGACGTTCTTAGTAGGTCCGCCCAAAGCTGGTAAGAGTTGGCTCATTCTTAACTTAGCTCTAGCGATTGCTAGTAACCAACCAGCACTAGGTGTTATTGAACCCACAATCTTTAAGCCAAGAAAGACATTCTACCTAGCTCTAGAAGATGGACAGCGTCGACTACAGAAACGTTGCCGGGCAGTATTAGGATCAGAACCTATCCCACCAGCCATAACCTTTAAGGTACGCTGCAAACCTAACGAGCTTGAATCAACTATCCGCACGTACCTTTATCACAATTACGAACCGGGCGAGCCTGCCCCATTGATAGTATTAGATACCTTGGGTAAGGCAATCACGGCACCTAGCAACTCAGGCAATAACTATCTTCACGAGTACAATCAGATCACCAAGCTTAAAGACATAGCGGACGACCATCCTGGTGTAGCATTCGTTATTATCCACCACGATCGTAAAGCCGAATCAGAAGATTTCGTGCACTCTGTTTCAGGCACACAAGGTATCTCCGGTGCCGCAGACACGATCATCATTATGCGTCGTCAACGGTTTGAAAAAGAAGCCATCTTAAACGTAACTGGACGTGACGTAGAAGAAAAGCAGTATCCTATTATCTCCAACGACAATGGTATTTGGGAGCTTAACGGAGATTCTACACAGGATGCTGCCGAACGTGCTCACAATGACCAGTTCAAGGCTAACCTTGGTGATAATTCACGTGCAATGATTGACTGGATTATCTACACAGGTGAAGTAACTAATGCTGAATTCGAAGAGCGTTTCGGTAAAGGCACGAGACGTTATCTTCGCCGGTTCTTATCACAGAACCGAATTAGGCAAGTAAGACGTGGTGTCTATGAGGCCATCGAGCAAGATCAAGAACTCGCCTGAGCGCTACCTGTCTCAACCGTCTCTTTGTCCCAAAGAGAGACACCTAAATATCAATGAGACACACCTATATGATCTAGAGACCCCCTCGCATCACTTGGGACACGTTGGGACACCTACGGCCCGTTGAGACACTTGGGACGGGGGTACAGGGGCGGAACAACCTAGTTCAGAGGGAATGAATGTATCTTTCATATAGCATTATAGGCGAGTGGGTAACTCTTTACCTCTCATCCGGAATGACCGTCACAGGACAACTCCACGGCATCAACGAAATAACAGATGACGTGGTCCTACTATCAGAGACAGACGATCCATCAAAGCTATATCAATACACAATTAGCACTAGCTCAATCATAGCATGCAGGTCCATAGTAGAACGGGACACGTCCACGTAGGACACTCCACAAGGGACACACATGATGATCCCGAACCAAGCCCAACTCAATAATTCACTGACCTATAACGATATTACACGCACCAAGATAACTAAGACACAAACACGTACATGGCTCATTGATGCTGCCACAGGTTATTGGATTAAAAGACACCGTGGCGGCGGATGGATCCAAGTAAGAATCGCACTTTCACAACACACAGAAGTCATTAAGGAGGTAACCGATCAGCGTACTTACACCCACCGGTTACCTCCTCTCACTAATCCCTCTGTACTTCACTCACACTTAGGTATCAACCGCCCACTAATCTTATTCATTATCGAATTCGATCGTTGGACACCTCAATACATCTTTGAAGCAGCAGAGTTTTTCACTCACCACCCTACCAGTCGCATTCTCGCGATTGAGTGGGACACAAAGGTACGTTAATTGGAGAGGACGCAGGCATGATTATTCTCGGCCTGATTCTGTTACTAGTTGGTTGGTTTATTAAGCTTTCCCTCTTGTATTACCTCGGGGGGCTGCTCCTGATTATCGGGATTGTCCTGCTGATTCTCGGCGGTATTGGTCACCCGGTTGGCGGCCGCAGATATTGGTGGTAAACTCTCTCCAAGATCGTAAAGTCCCATCTCTAACCATCTCACTAAATGCTTCATCCGGATGCATTTAGGTTCCATCCATTCGAAAGGGAAGAGAATGCCAAAGCACGCTGCACCAACAACCACTTACCCGCGTCGGCGCGCAGCAATTGCGTCCACGGTTGCTGGTTTCGCATTACTAATCGGCGGTGGGACTACCGCTATTGCCAGCCCATCCGCACCGACCAATGGTGGTAATGGCGCCGGTCAATCCGGTCAGTGCACCGGACCAGCCGATGAGCGTCCCACCGCCTGCCAGTCACCAGGTGGCGTTTCTGAGAAGTAACGTTATAACACAGGGAACAGCATAATGTATGAGCTTTCTGTATTCGTTAAGACAGAGAAAGAGCGAGAGTCTATCCGGGAAGCGTTAGCGCAGTATTGTCGTGCAGCGAATAAGCCGGCCGTTTATTTCCAGCACCCGTCTTACGACGATCTACAATTCTATATTGATCCAGAGGACGCAGGGATCATTCCTCTTGCTCCAATAGCGCATGACGCCGGATCTGAACTAATTGAGAAATCCGCTGAGGCGACACACCCAAAATTTCAGCGATCTCAAAGTTCCGATAACCCATCCCCCGAAACTCCATAACGATATCGACTCGTTCCCCTGACCAACCAGCGATCTCATCTTGTAATTTCTCGATTCGAGATGTAGCTACTGCAAAACGGTCTACTAATTGCCCGAGTCTTGCAGAGGACGGAGGCGGTGTCATGGACGCTTGCCTCTGATCTTCCCTCTATAAATCTTCCCACGCTCACCATAGTTATGCTTCATGGTGAGTTGTGCAGTCACCCACGTTTGAGCAACGCCAAGGATCCTAGTAATATCAATAGGGCGCATGCCACTTTCACGCATTGCACGCACTACCCGACGACGCTCCGACCGTAACGAGTCCAATCTATCGATAACCTTTTCGATCTCACCATCTAGCCTATAAAACTCATCGATCTTTGCTTGGATCTCAGACTCGCTCAGCGTAGTTTCCGCTGGCATTGTCCACGTGCGCTCGCTCATTAATTGCCCTTAGCTTCTAAGATCTGCTGTTCCTTAAGCGCCAGCTTAAACTTGCCTTCGCTCAGCGCTTTATACATCGGCTGCGAGTTACGGATATTAGTGATCTCCGCTTGGAGAATCGGATCAATAACCAGGTCCGGATTGCTATCCACCTGGAAAAGAAGTTGCTCATTGATTGAGTATTGAACCCTTCCGCTTTCCTTGGCGAGCTTAACATACTTTCGCCGAGCAATCTCTAAGAGCACTGTACCAATAAATAACAGGCCCCAAGTAATCCAGAATGCGATCTCTTCAATCATTGCTTAATTGTCACCCCTCGTGACCTCAATCGCGCAAGTGCCTCACGCGACCTCTTTAATTCCTGCAATGCCGATAGGGTACCTGCCACGATATCAGGTCTCATCATTCCAGCAGCTTGCATCTTCTCATAATGCAAGATCAAGTCATCGAGTTGCATCTAACCCCTCTTTCAATTTCTGGTAAAGGTCGTCCCGAGCATCGGCCAAATAAGCAAGCGCCATGAACACACCACTAATAGCTGCCCCTATCAACACCAAGAACCATAACGGGTCGTGCCCAAAGCCAAGTACAAGAGCCGATATCGTCAAGGTCACAGTTGCCACCGTTGACGGGATACCAACACCCTCAATGTGATCCTCAATAAAGGTAAGCATTACTTAAACTGACACCACCAATGATGCCCAGTCGGATGTCCACAGTAGTTACAGTTAGGTTTCATGTCGTTCCTTAACAGAGTACGCTCTTTAGCTTAACAGAGGCTTTTGGGATAACAGAGTGCTGCTATGTAGATGTCTTACGGCGCCATCTACCTACGACGATCGCGCAATAGACTCTTTGCCACAGAGATGCTTCCATAAACATTGTAAGGAATTTGTCGAGCTTGAACTGATAATCAAGTTGTTCAGGTGCTGCTTTAGCTAGATTCATGTCCTTTGCAGCCTGGATCAACTCGTCATTTGTAATTCTCATTGCTCTCCCCAAGGGCGCAGCGGACCTACCAACTCACCTTAAAGGGATTAGCTATTTCGCTAAGGTAGATCCGAGCATGTGACCTATGTTCTGCTACACAGACACGACAATATCGACGGGCATGGGCTGTGTAGTAATTCTCTAGCGGTATGGTGTCCTCACAATTGACTGTAAAGCCCACCACCATCTGAATTCCCTGCTCTATGGCTAGCTTGGTATTACGAGACCCTTTGCCATGCAGGTGTTGAATCAGCCGTTCCTGGATATTGCCTGACTTACCTACGTAATGTGTAGCACCACCGAATTGCTTGAATCCACCAACTAGAGGCTTATCAAAATGGATGATGTAGATCCCAATATCGGTTCTTAATCTTGCCATCCAATCCCTCCAAAGTGTGGACCTGCCGTGCGGATAAGCTAGGTAGGAGCACAGCGAATGTCACACCCTAATTGATGGAGCGATAGCGGAATCAATGGGTTGACAGTAGCGAGCACCGGACTAGGTTACCGCAAAACGGCAGTCCATACTTGGGGCATTACTTACTCTTAGACTTCTTCTCTTCTTGCTTAGGCTTTGACTCTTTATCCTTCTGAGCAACTTGCTTATTGGTACAGCCATTCGAGTGGCAGTTAGGCGAACCACACAGCAGCATGCAGATACCCATTACTATCCTCGCTAAAACAGATCACGAATGTTTCGATTTAAATGCTTAACTCTACTAGTACGTAGTTGATTCATAAGTTCATCGTCGTTCATCACAGTCCACAGTACGGTGAAAGCCTCATAACGATGAGACATGAGGTCTAGTTGACCGCCGTCAGAATCTTCCGGTGACCACGGACATTGTAGCCTATTGGCTACCTCACGCACGAGATCCAAAAAGGTTTCCATCTTACCTCAAAACGCGATATCGACGATTTACTACCCCTAGTTTAAGGGGTAAAAGGCGACTTATCTTAATCTAGGAATTCGCCGGCCCATTCAAGCATCTTCATTAATGTGACGTATCGGGGATCGCCACCATTCTCGAATCGGCCATAAACTGACTTACTCAACCCGAGGATAGTACCCATTTCTTCTAACGAGATATTGAACTTCACGCGATAGTCGTGCAGGTCCTGTCTCAATTGCGGTAAAGACTGCCGCGTAATATCGTAATCGACGATCCTATCCATGTGGGCTATACTGGATTCGAACCAGTGACACGCGGGTTAGAACGCCGCTGCTCTATCCACTGAGCTAATAACCCTAGGTGCGTTATTAAGGCGTAGCCGGGAATGCGCACCCCTCCCATCTTATTAACCTCTTGCTCTTGCGACCCTGCTCTTAGCCTTTAAGTAAGCCAGTCTAGGATGACCAGCTTTCTTAAGGAGTATGTCGTAGTAGTTACCCATCAAGACCGTGTTAAGGATAATTGTTAGGAATGCAAAAATCCCAGAAGCCCATGCAGGACCATACGCCCATGCACCATACTCAATAGGCAAATAGATCGCGACAGCAACTAAGATAAAGCCGATTACGTAGAACACACCAAACGCGAATACCATTCGGTTGTGTGAGTTATACGCGACCTTTGCCTCTATCAGTTGGTCGCTCAGTGCCTCAGGATCAGTTAGCATTGGCATCCTGCATCATTAGAAGCCGAATCTCTAAATCACCAACTCGGCGCTCTAATTCAGAGATGCGCTTAGATGTAAAGTGGTCAAGGGCTGCACGCGCGCTTGTATTAGCTAATGTTACAGTTGCCCTAACCCAAAAGAGCTTCTTCTGCTTACTGGTCAGTTCCTTGTATTTCTTCACGTCTGGAAATCCCTAAGCTTGCGGCGAGCTAACTTAGCTCTCGCCCTCTTGTCTGCTAGATTGTTATTGTTGAATCGCTGTGCAGTAGCGGTCACCGTAAAGGCAGACGCCAGTGCAGACGGTGCAGTGATTGCCAATCCAATAGGCCACGCGACAAGCGTAAGCGTGAGTAGCCCAATGAATAAGGCAATGAGAGACACAGCGGCCGCGACACCATAGATACGACTGCGACGGACATAGTCCGTCACTGCCTCATCAGCGTCCTCAATATCGTCGTGGCGGTGAGCCTCTTCGATTGTCCGGCGGCGTCGCTCTGCCTCTTCCTGCTTTTCCTTAGTCGCGCCTTCCTCACTGTTGATGGCCTTAGCCGCCTGAGGAGTCTTGCGCTTGTGATCTCTCACTAAGCGCATGAAATCCATGTCATCCAGCCGGCCTCTAATAGCATCTGCTAATTGGCCATCAATCCCATGCAATATCAGGATGTTATCCCTGTCATACTGCGTAAATGGAAGCGTAAACGTCTCTGAGCCAATCGTTACCGATCGATTATCCTCAATATCCTGATCGTACACGCGATGTATCTTTCCTGTCTGATCCATAAAGGTACGGTTAGGTCGAGTCAACGCCCAAACTTCTTTCCTGTGTCCATTGTCTTGACACGGGGTTGGCGTTTACGTCCCGCTGTATCCCTTGTTGCTGGCCTCATACCCTCACGAGGGATATCATGTCCAGGGCATTTAGATAACCGACGGCCGCATCGTGGACAAGTAGGAAATAACTTCTCAACGAGAGACTTTTTCTCCGGTTTGGGTTTCGGCATACCAAAACTCCACATTGTGTTCTAAGGTTAACTTGGCCTCTGGCTTATCTAGATTAATCAACGACCCCATCCTGGGATAGTGAGAGATCGATGCTATCGTACCCGTTATCAATCCCCACTCCGGATGCTGAATCGCTATCGTCTTTCCTAAGTCTCTTGCGTTCAGCTCGCCGACAGTTAAAGTGTTCTTTGTTGAGGCAGTGTCCTGTCCAAAAGTCGATCCGATCACGATCCTTACACCCTCTGCATTCTACTGTGTGTCTTGGTGGTGCGCATTCGTAACAATATTCGTGGGTATCATCCATGCTATTTCCAGGAACCTAGCAATGTACTCAAATGAACGTTTGTCTGCTACGTTCCTAATGATACGATCATCCTCGCGAAACAAGTCGCGAGATCTCTCATCATACGTATAGAGGTTCTTACGATCAAACGTAAGTCCGCTATCATCACGTCCAACGCCGTCAATACGTTCAACGATGTATTGACCATCGTTCATAGCCATAAGATAGAGCTGCATACGATCGTTCATTTCGTACTCTTCTTTGACTATCACGTAGTCTCGTTCATCGTTCTTTCGCATATCGTACTCGGTGGGAATGATTGCCCACTCTGCACCATCGTCTAATACAGAACGCCCTACCCCGAGGCAACAAAAACCTTTACGCTTCTTGTTGCCCCGGAGTAACACGCCTACGGTCT